TAATTTTTATACATCTCAAGTGAAGCTTGAGACCCCGTTCTGAAACGAGTATTTTTCTATCCGGGTTAACGAATATTTTTATTTCCTTTTTAAAGTTGAAGTCAAAAGGACAATGCAACTTAAATAAAAATATAAAATAGAATATGCCTTGATGTTTGGAAATCAAGGTTTGATTAAAATATTTACTCAAATACCAGTTTGAGTTACTGCACAGTTTTGTGGGACACTGCCTAGTGGGGTCCGCTCAACGTTTAACTGAGAACGTACGTTAGTTAATTCATACATTTTTATAAATTGATTTTTATTATATTTCTTGTAACGTTGATAAAGATAATAACAAATAGCTACAACTAATATGAAACAAATGAAAGTGAGATCCAAAGAAAAATGTCCATTTTTAAAATGAGACTTTTTAGGTTGGATAACAGCTTCACCTTTTTCATTGTGTATAGTTTCTGTTTTAGCAAACCAATGTGCAAAGAAATCGAACATTATTATTGATTATATTATTAATTATTTTAATATGAATTGGGTTTGTATTTTAATTTTGGTTAAAATGAAATTAATCTCCTAAATGTAATTGACGCGTACGGGTTAATAATGCTTCTAAACGGATAGTTTGTAAGGATTGTAACATAGTTTGTGTTAATTTAGGGATAGGGCTTGATGCTTGCATAAATTGTATAAATCGAATATCTAAATCGTTAAAATCTAAGTGAATAGCTGTTGCTTGAGAATTACTAGTTAGAATACCAGAATAATAAATTTTGAGAAAAGCCAGTGGTAAACCTGTATTTTTAGAAAAGATTTGACAAAGAACTGCTTCATTAGGAGCAATTAAATATTGACGAGTTCGAAAAGCAAAGGACAAAAAGCGAGTAGTTAACATAGCTGGTTTTGAAGTAGAACCTCCCATAGCAAAAGTGATTAGAGATTCTCCTACTGGGGCTGAACTAGTTGGTACACCAGGATATGTAGCAGTGATTGCAGAGTTTAGAGTGGGTGAAAGATAATAATAAACGCCTGTAGTAGCACCTGTTACTACGTTGTTACCATTAAAGTTAGTTGGTGAAGTACCTTGAATGACGCTAGTGCCAACATTGTTAATAATTCTAAAAGTTGGACTAGTAGAAGTTACGACTATTTGTTTATTTACTTGAGTAGAACTATTTAAAACAGGGATTAAATTAGTAGGAGATGTTGCATAAAAAATGTAATTTAAAACTGGGATATCACCTACGACGTCTTCCACATATGTATCATCTGAAAATAATTCTCCTGCTAAATTACATAACCCTACTTTAGCAGCACTTGTTAAAGTATTATGATTAATAATCATATTAGTAATTGGGTAAGGAAAAACAGTATGAAGATGATTTTCAGGGGTAGCAAACAAATTATTCCATTTTTCTACATCTACGTTAGGTTGAGAAGGCAAAGTAGGGGGTACTACTTGGATAAATCTAAAATCAGGTGCTAATTTATTAAAAATTTCTACCTCAATTTGATTAGTACCAGTTGAAGAAGTGTTTAATTGTAAAATAACAAAGATGACAAAGTGTCCACCAATGTTGTTAGGATCTGAAAAATTATCATTCATATAATGATACATGATTGGACGTTGATCTGAGACATGTTTGGAAATGGCTTCTAAAGTTTTAGGATCAATAACACTATATTCGAAAGCAGTAAATTCAGCGACAGTTTTTAAAGTAGTAGGATCAATATTAGGAGGAATACGAGCAATACCAAGTGCACCGGCATGGAAACCAGTACCTGCAACCTTAACTTGATATTCTAGCCCGCCATTCCAAGCATTAAAAATACCAGATAAATATGAAATAATTTTATTAGCACGTAAAGGAGTAATAGGAATATTTTCTAAAAGAGTACCAGGTAATTGACTTGTAGACCAGACAAAATGTTTTAAAGCAACATGTTGTTTCTTGAGATACCCCATTATGTCATCGTTAGAAACGTTGGCATGACGAGGTCCCTCAATTGTAGCTGCTGGACGTCCTGCGATTGCTGGGACATCAAGAGCTGTTGACGCTGTGCTTGAAAACGTTGAGCCTGTTGCTGTTTCACCAATTACTTCTGGGATGGGAGGGTTATTTCCGCCGTTATCCATGTTTTAGTATTAAATCTTGAATTAGGTTCTATTAGTAAATCTGAATCAAATATTATATTTTCTTTAGAAATTGGACAATTTATTTTGTGATCTGAATTAATTTGATTATTATTATTATATTCAATAATTGAATTATTTTCGCTTTGTAAATTTTCTTTTGGCAATTTTGAAATTGCGAATTCTGAAAGGAGTTCGCCGTACTTGTTAGTTATAGCATCACCTACTTCAAAACCGAAGTATTTGTGGCCATAATCAACTACAAATTTATGATTATGAGTGAAATTTTTGAAATTATAGTTTTTAAAAACGTGCTTAATAATCTTAAACATTAATCTATCTGGCTTAAATCTTATATTATCAGTATAATATACGTATTTACATTTAGTAGGATTATCGTAATAATATTCTGCTTTTTCTTCCTGTTGATGACATTTAGCTCTAGTATATTCGTAACAATGCATTATATTTATAAAGCTTCTACCAGCAAAGTCAAATTCTCGAGGATAAAGTGGATGTAATTCATTACTATAAGGAATATTAATTATTTGTTTAGTTTCTATTTTTGGAAAAGTTGAGCAAAAATATGTTTCAAAGAAAGCTTGTTCAAAAGTTGGCAATTTAGGCAAAACCATAGAAAATTTTTTACTACATTCAACTAAGTGTTGTCTCGTTCTATTAAATATTTCTTTTCCTTTAAGTGAAGCTTCTGCTAGACAAGTTAACGCTGATAAACCAATAGTTGAAGGATCATAGTGAATTCGCTGTGTCCTACGATATTTATAACGTTTTGAAGCTTTACACCAATTTAACATTTTTAAAAAGCAATTATCTTCTAAAGCACCAACTAAAAATTTTTGTTTAGCTCCATTTAAATTTACTTCTACATATTCAAAACTACGTTTAAGAAAAGTTAATTCATTTAAAGGTTGGATCGTTAATTCTGTTTCTTTATCTGCTGAAGTTATTGTAAAACCAATTTTATTTAAAACATCTTGTATATTAAAGGGATTATACCAACTCAAAACTTCTGAACGTATAGTTTTAATTAAATCATCTCCAAAGGTAGCATCTGTAGTATATTCATCATATTTATAAAACTTTTCAGAACAATGCTCTGCTGCTAAAACTTTCCAAGCATATCTCATATTTAAATTACCTGCAATATTATTTTTACCACCAGTATCTTCACCGCCAGACATCAAACCGCCAGGACATTCAATAATTAAATCATCGACTAAAACTAAAGGACAATTTTCTTGTTCATGTAACTTACGTCTAATATCATCATCTTCCTGTTTCCAATTGGGATCTGTTTCTTTATATATATTATTGTAAATTTTGTGATACCTTTCTAAAAATTCTTTTGGATGTGATGAATCAAAACCTGTATAATCACAATTCATTCCTAAATCTCCTGTTTTTAATAAATATTTATGTAATTTAGCATATTCATGTGATGAAGCATTAATTCCTATTTTAAATGGTATTGAAGAATTTACATAAGTTAAAAGTGCCTGTGCTGCTCCAAAATATTGTTTCATAGCCATAAAATGATATAAAGGACCCATTTCAAAAATTCTGGTCCCGCAATCTTTAATCTTCTTAATTTTCAAAACCTCATCTTTCTTTTGTGCGACATATATTACAGCTGTTCTTCCTTCATGTGTTTTAAGATGGTCTAAATATGTATTGAAATCACTTAAAATTTGTTGACCTTTCTCATTCTCTGCAAATTCATACTTACATGTCTCTATGTTAAAGAAAAA